TGGAAAGGCTGAAGAACATCGAAGTAGGAACCTTCGCGTTCCGAAAAGCGATCCTGGCCGTTGAGCTGGAGCTTCGCGGTGACGACAGGGTTCTCACCCCAGCAGTGCATGTCGAGAGCAGTCTCACCAAGAACGAAAGTACCCGCATCAGAGACACCAGAGTTGTCGTTGCCATTTGAAACGGAGTTACCTGCCCAACCAGTAGGAAGTTCGGACATATCCATGGCATAAGGAGTCTCGAACATACCAGAGGTGTTGATGAACTCATTGATGCCAGAGGTGGCCTGGGGAGCACCGAAAGCATAGAGAGCGTTAGGCAGAGCATCGATCGCATCAGTGTAGTTGAAAGGCTGGGCACCGAGAGTCTTGAAGAGAATACTGTTGTATTCGAGAGACGAGCAGTAATCGACGTTCGCATCAGGCTGGACAACCCAGATGATTTCCTTGCAAGGGTGATTGAAATTGAGCTTGATCTTGTTGGATGACGACCCGACCGACTCATCGCCGGTAAACTGCAATTGTTCGATGAGGTATTCGTGAGGATTCTGGGCCATCTTGCGACGTTCATCGGTGTCGAGGAAAATGTAGTCAATGTAGAGAGAGGCGGCCACAAGAGACTGCTGGTACGCGTTTGTGACGGATTTGGAGGTGGAGGAAGAATCAAGGGAAGTCACCGCCCACAGACATTCACCAATAGGACGAATATCAAGATTGATCTTGACCTCGTGATACTGAAGAGCAATAAGGGGAAGAGCAAGTCCAGGATTCTTGGTGAACCAGAACTGCAGAGGAATGTAAAGAGTGGTTTCAGGGAGGGCATTGCGAGGAGCACACACCTGGGCAGGTCCGCCGGAGGCGGCGCAGGGACCAGCCACATTGGCGAAAGAGGGATCGGTAATGTAGGTCAGCTGAGTGGTGTGACCAATCATCTTCCAGTAACCCTTCTGCTGTTCCGAGCTCATGGTGAGCTGATTCCAGATATGCATCCAGTCACCGTACTGGCGATCAATGCGCTGACCACCGATTTCGACTTCCACCTGTGCGATCATCTGTTCGCCGATGTAGTCTAACCAACGAGCATAGACACCCTTTCCACTGTTCATTTCCTGGTTGATTTCAGGGAGTGTCACCTGTAAATATGTACGGTAAGCAAGGTCACCGTTACGGGAGAGAACGGCACTGACACGGCGTCCAAAATCAGCCTGTCCCTGGAAAGTCTGTTCAATACTTTCCATAGCGAAGTTTGTGTGACGGCGATACGAAACCTTCCAGTAGGTAATCTCAGGAGTTCCGGTCAGAAAAAGATCTTGAGCGCCATAAGCTACGATTTGCATGAGTGCACCAGCCATTTCTGATTAATATAATATGCCTAAATATTTTTATTTCGGCGGAAATTCAACAACTCACTACATGTGTAACATAAACAATTCATTTCGTACATTTTATTTATTTTTATTAAAGTTCATATCATGTAGATGATTTTTCGCGCCCGAATCTGTTGGGTAGCATCCATTTCTATATTGAACCATGTAAATAATTTAAAAGAGTGGGTAGATTATTCTTTACAGAGGGATTCATGGAAGGAAAAAATACCAATAAAAAAACAGATCAGAATCAAACCCTGGACGAAAAACACAACGATATGATGCAAATGTATTATGTGATTGAACACGATACCATCCCGAAACTCTATAAAGAAATCGAAAAGTTATCCGAAACCGCCAAGAAGAAAAAGGAAAAGAAAACCGAAGCCTATTTCGAATTGCTCGACCAAATTAAAAGTAAAAAGGCCGAGGTGAAGAAACTCGAAACGGCGAAAAATAAATATTTACTGCAGAATTCGCGGTTCATTTTCCACTACTACGAGGAGAAACAGAAAATCTCGAGCGGGGAGAATAAAAAAGATACCAACACGATCAGTACGTTTTTTCGAATCAAGGGAAAAAATGTAGATAGTTGTAGCATTCATAGCGACAAATATAAAAACAGTAAAAAACTGTATCAACAGTATTGGAAAAATGTAGGTATCGGCGAAACCCTTCAGCTCCAGGAATACGTGCTGGATTCAGAGACGTGTTTGTTTTGCAATCAGGGGGAATTGATTCCGTTAGAAGAAGAAGGAGTGTTGATTTGTAATAACGTGAAATGTGGGAAATTCGTCATTCATATTATCGACAACAATAAACCGCTGAACAAAGAAATGCCGAATGAAGTGTCTTATACTGCCTATATTCGACTGAATCATTTCAAGGAAATCTTGTCTCAGTTCCAAGCCAAAGAAACGACGAAAATACCGGAAGAAGTATTAGACGCAGTAAAACAACGTATTAAAAAAGAACGGAAAAATATCCATGAGCTGAATTATATTGAAATGCGGAATATTCTGAGCACGCTGGGATATAATAAATATTTCGAACATATCCAGTATATTAATTCCATCTTGGGGATTAAACCGCCGATCATGAACGAAGAACTGATCGAGACGCTTTGCGTTTTATTTATTGAAATCCAACAACCTTGGGCGATTTTCTGTCCGATTACACGAACCAATTTCTTCAATTATACTTATATATTATGCCAATTATGCGTGCTACTCGATCAACGTCAATATTTACCGTATATCCCCATGATGAAAGACCGTATTAAACAGTTGGAACAGGATATGATTTGGAAACGAGTGTGTGATTATTTGGATTGGGAATATTTCCCTACGGTTTAGAAGAGACAAGTGTTGTGAATGGTTTCCGCAACGAGAACAAAAAGCTCCCTCATTTCAAATGAGGTAGCTTTCTAGATAGAATCAATAACAGTTGTCTAACGGACCCCTCGTTTCAAAAGAGGGGTCGGTTTTAGTTTTGCCGAGTTTTTGGTGTTTTTTTTAGCTAAAGATATTAAAAAACCGGATTAAAAATATTTTCATTTTGTGACCGGTTTTCGAGCGGTAATATGATTTTGACTGTTTTTTCTCCGGACTGAAACTGGTAAGGAGTTTGAGATTGATAGAGGTAAAAATGAGACTGGTTATCCGAAAAGAAGACTATGTATAGTGCGAAAAAAGTATGACCGTTTTAGTTTTTCCACGCTGTAATGGTCGCAAATGTTGAGCCGATAAGGTTGGATATTGAGACTATGAAAGTGAAATCCAGACTGATCATACAGCCAAAAATATTCCCGCATCATAATTTATTTAGACTTCTGACGTAACAAAAAATCTCTCCAAAAGACGTTTTTCCGCTCTGACAGGTTTTCGGTTTTTTCATATTGCATCATGCCTAATTAATTTCCGATGCAAAATTGACCTCTATCAAGTCTCACAATTTCAACCCCAAATTTTCACTCTATAATAAGTTGTCATTTATCATCTATAGACATTTTTGACTCTCAAACAGTATATCGACGATCGAAAAACACTAAACAGTTTGTGGAACACAGTTGTACTTGTTGTACCACAACTGTACATTTTGTAACTACTGGTGTGAATCTCTTGTGGTTACAATTTCTACAACTGTAATACAGAAGTTACAAGTGTAATCACTCCATAGAAAAACCCGTACTTAAACTATTATATTATTATAATGCATACAATGACTGACAAGTTACAAGGCAGATTCACTTTGGTTGATTTATTGTTTTTTTTATGTGTAGGAGTTTTAATTTATATTGCGGCGGGATTTCTAAGTGTATTTGTGAAAAGACATACAGAGTTTATGACACCGATTATATTTGGACTAATGTATGGTAATTATATATCTATTCGTTACTTGTTGTTAATGGGTAAGTAGTTTCGATCGACGTTTACATTCTACAACTGTAATAACTCACTTCGTTCGCCGAAATGTCTGAACAGAACAACAATCATTTAGCGAAATTTTCGCAACTATTTGGATTTGTTTTGTATAATATTGTATATGGTTTTGTCAGATGAAAGAATGTGACACAAGAAAACAACAATTGGCAGAACAGATAGAACATTTAGAAAACCTCGCGAAGAACATAGAAAACTCAACAAAAGTTTCGAAATCAGACAAACAAACTCTGCAAACTATAATATCATACGTCAATGCAAATCGTTTATGGTATGGCGGAGAAGAGGACAACGATAAGTATGACGCAAGAACACAAGATTTGAAATCATTTGTCGACCACGGCATATTCAGAACGAGTTATGCAGATTTTTTAGAATTTATACAACAAACCATGTCATCTTTAAGAACTTCTCGAGATAGAC